GGTTATCGATCTCTTGGGAGATCGCGTACTCAACGTTCGAACCGACTGCGACGGTGGCCTTGAACTCACCTTCGCGTTCGGTCTCGAAGTCGATCGAGGCTCGGAGTCGCCCCGTGTCGACGTTGACCCCACGCCGTGCGTCGCCGACGATCCGCAGACCGATCTCCTCGGCGACGGCGTCGATCCCGTTTTGGACGTCCTGCTGAAGTTCTTGCAGGCGCTCGGCCATCGAACGCATATCCTTCGCGTTCTGGATCTGGAAGTCGATGTCCATGTTAGACCCCGTCCACCTCGATAACCAGCGACGTCGGTCGTTTGTGGCGGCCGTACTGCGGTTCGACACCGACCACCTCCACGTCGGAGATGGTTGTCCCGCCGCCGAGTGGCGTAAGTTCGAGCGTGTCGCCCTCTTGGAGTTCGCCGAAGAGATGGCCGCGTGTGACGAGCGTCGCCGCACGCTGGACGCGCTCGCCCGTCTCAGTGCGGACATACGTCGTCGACTCTGGGCGATGCCGAAACGGCTCACTGTCGACCACTGTTTCAGTACCACCGGGAAGTGGCGCACCGTACTCATCGGTCTCTGTTGAGTTGGTCTCGCGTTCGGCTGTCAGCCGATGCGTCCAACGGTTCGGGATCATACGACCGACGAGCCTCCGTAGTAGGATGGCGCGTCGTAGTCGTCGACCGTCGCGTAGACGCCACTGAGCATCACCTCGTCGGGTTCGTAGCTCACCGACGAGCCGTCGCCAGTGCTCTCGGATTCGAGACCGTCGGATTGGGTGCGCTTGAGCCGTGCGCGACACAGCCGGACGAGCGCCTCTTCGACATCGGCCGGGACGCCGTCGTGGCCGTGGGTCCACTCGACCGAGATGCTGCGGTACTCAGTCGGCCACTCGTTGACTGCGGCGTCCTTGAGTAAGACGAGGTGTGTCTCCTCGACGGCGTAGTCCTCGCCTTCGGTGAGATCCGTGACCGACGTTGTCTCAACGGTCACCGACTGGACCGATTCGATCGGCCGTTCGGGGAGTGGGAGTTCGCGCTCGGGGGCGCTCTCGGGGCGCGAGAGTTGCTCGGTTGTTGGGGTGAGCGAAAACTCGACGTCGACCCAGCGCTCGATCCGAGCCGACTCGCTGCGGAGTGCGTCCTGAAGTAGTTGGTCGTACTCCGCTTCGGTCAGGTCGGGATTGATGTCGGTCCAATGGAACGGCAGCTCGCGCTGTAGCTCCTCGACCGTCAGGTATCGCTCTGGGTCGGCCATTCAGTTTACTCCTGGTCTCGCAGCGCGGCGATGAGTTCGTCTTTGTTCATCGACCCACGCCCGTCGATCTCGGCCTCGGTGGCGAGATCCCGCAGTTCGTCGTAGGTCAGGTCTTCGAGGTCCTCTTCGACGTCGGTAGACTCGACGCTGTACTCGTCCTCGCCGAGCGTGACCTCGCCGGTGCGCTCGAAGTAGCCGAGTTCGTCACAGAAGTACGCGGCTGTGTCGGCGTCGAGTTCGTGTTCGTCACCGTGAGTGGACACGCCCGACAGAGCGCCGTGGTTGAGACGGCCGGGGCCACTAACATGACGGACTCGTTCAGTCATCGGTTATCAGGGTGCCTGGATGTTGGTGGCGAGTGCGCCACTCTGCAGTTCCTCGATCTGGAAGTCGAACTGTCCTTCGAGCAACGTCCGCGAGTGGAGCGCCTCGTCCATCGTCTTATCGGAGTCGGTGGTCTGCGTGATCTCCATGGCCTCGTACGGCCCGAAGGCGAGCTGGTCGGGGTTGATGAGCATCGCGATGTCGTCGGGCCAGTAGCTGACGCCGACGATGTCGTAGCCGAACGGGGTAACATCCGAGTCTCCCTGCAGGACCACGACGCCGAGCCCGTCGTTCCGCTCGGTCAGCCCGGAGTGGTACGCCTGGAGCTGGGACTTGCTCAGCATGATGACCTGCTCGTCCTCGTCGCGGAACCGCTCGGGGACCGTCTGGATCATCGAGTTGAACAGATCGGTGTTGACCGGCTGGGCGGTCCCCGCTGCGTCCCCGGTGTCGGTGTGGATGTACGTCGGCATCGTGTCGACGGTCTCGCCGTCGGCGTCGATCCCGATGCGGTCCGAGGCGGTGTCGTTGCCCTCGGCGATCGCGATCCAGCCGTCGAACTTGTCGTTGAGTGAGGCCGGGAGGCTGGAACCGGTGCGCCCGGCGTTGATCGCGAGGTTCTGGACGTCGTTGGCCCACGCGCGCTCGAAGTGCGAAAGGATGAGATTGGCGACCTGCTCATCCGACATCGTGTTCTCGACGGCGTCCTCTTTGAGGTCGTACTTGATGTAGTAGTACTGACCGGTGACGTTGAACTCGACAGCACCACTGGTGGCGCTGGACGTCTCGGGGCGGCTGCCGTCTTCAGCACGGGTGCCACCCGAGAGTTCGGGGACGCCGATCTTCGGCTTCGCCATCTCTTTTCGCGCCAGCGGCTCGACGCGGACCATGTCGAGGAGTTCGCTCTCCTCTTGGGTCCGCTCGATGAACTCCTCGAAGAGGTCTCGGGGGAGTTGCGCGCCGCTGAGGTCGGTCGTGTTGATCGGGCTCTTCTGCAGGCTCTGGGTGTTCGCGGTGCGTGCTTGGTCAGACATGCTCAGTCCCCTCCGAGCGCGGCCTTGAACGCGCTCGCTTCGTCATCTTCCTCGCTGGTTTTCTCCGCGCCGTCGACCTGGTCGCTCTCGGCGCTGGCCTTGGCGACCTTGTCGATCCGTTCGGCGTTCTTCTCGGACTGCTCGTGTAGGGCCTTTGCCCACTCGGGGGCGTCTTCGAGTGCGTCGCCGTCGTCGGTCTTGTCGAGGTCGGCGAGGCGATCGGCGTTCTTGTCTGCCTGTTCCTTGAGCGCCTCCGCCCATTCGGGGGCGTTGGCGAACTTGTCGGTGTCAGCGTCTCCGCTGGTGTCGGTGTCGTCGGTTTTGCTCATCGTGATCTCTGTGTCGGTGTCGCTCTCGGCCATCACGTACGGGATGAACTCCTCGCTGACGGCCGCGTTCTCTCGCTGCTCGCGCGTCCACTCCACGAACTCCCACGCCGCCTCGTCGGAAGCGAAGGCCGTGTCGTCGTCGTCGAGCGCATCAGTCTGCCACAGCCAGTCGCGGAACTCTCCGAATGTGGCGTCACCCTGCGCGTCGACGAAGCGTTGGACGGCGTTGGCGACGAGCTGGCCCTGCTCTTCGGTGAGCTTTTCGAGCGCTTTCTCCTCGGAGTCGCCATACTGGGCAACGTCGAAGGCGTACTCGTCGCTGTCTGTGAACCGGTTCGTCTCGAAGTCCATATCCGACGCGAGCGCCGCCTCGACGGCGTCGTGGGCCGCCATCAGCGTCTCTCGGTTTGCTTCCGAGAGCGTGCGGCCCTCTTTGGCGAGCGTCAGTGCCTTTGCGGTCGTGATCGGGTCGGCGTCGACCAGCTCGATGCTGTCGGTGTCGTCGCCGTCGCCGTCGCCGTCGTCACCTCCGAAAAGTAGGCCCTTGAGCCGCTTGCCGAGCGTGGCGTCATCGACGTCGTCAAGAGACGCGCCGTCGGGGTCGTCAGTGTCGTTGGTCATGTCATGGTTGTGTGCCTTGTCGGTCGGCGACTGCAGGTGCCCCCACAGCCGTCGGGCATCCTCCTCGGAGTGCCCCCGCGGTTCCATCATCTCGACAAACGACTCCTCGTCACCGGCCCGCTCGACGAGGTTCTTTGTGAGAGACTTCTCCGCGTGGTCGGCGTTCGGGACCGCCGGGATGTCGACGTCGGAGATCTCGGCCGTGTAGCCGTTGAGGATCTCCGAAGCCCCGCCGGATTCGACCTCGGCCGGGAAGGTCACCCCATCGCCGAGTTCATCGGCCGACCGTTCGACTTCCTCGCTGACTTCGCCGCCGATCGAGAAGCCAGTGAGCACGCCGTCATCGACGAGCGCCCACAGCTCATCATCGTGGTACTTTCGCGTGATGATCCACGAGCCGGCGGCGTACTCCTTGCCGCCAATGGTCTCGGGCTCGTCGATGATCTCGTTGCGGACCAGTTCCGCGTCATCATCGGCGAAGCGGT